GGGCGGATTGAGATTGAGGGGGAGCCGAGTCCGTTCCTGAGTCGGTTGATTCGGGCCGTAGGCGATTTGATTGCAAAAGCAATAGAGGAGAATTGAGATGCGACAAGAGGAGAACACCGGGGTCATGCCTAAGGAACGCAAAGAGGCGTTAATGAAAGCGGTTAAGGAAGACCTGTATAAGCTTGCGAAGCCGATGATCGATGACCTGATTAATGACGCCCTGCGGAAGGAGCACCTTGAGCAGGTGGTGCTGGGGAAGAAGCTCATCGAGTGGCAGGGGAAGTTTGAAGTGGCGTACCCCGACTACCAGAAGCGGATTGAGACTGCGGCCAAGCGGATTGACCAGTCGATACAAGCTGCCGCTGACCTCCGTGTCGGGGAGGTGGGGTTAAAAATCCAGCATCTTGCCCACCGACTACAGTTGGCGGTGCTGCGCGAGACCGTTGCCAGTGAGATGTTGTGGTGGTCGCGGAAGGTCAACCCGGATGCGCCGAACCAGACGCTGGAGATTATGGCGCACCTCTACGAGGTCGCTACGTGGGAAGACACATGGTGGGCACAGCGCAAAAACTTTTTGATTTCGGATTGGGCCAAGCTGTTAACTGATAATTTCGAGAAAGAATTGTCCGACTACACTGCCGGCAAGTCGGTTGTGGATAAGTCTGTGTATAGCGGTGCGGATGACAACGAGGAGGAAGTGGATGAGGACGTTACAGCAATTGTCCAAGACGTTGTGAAAGCAAAGCCGCCCAGAGTAAGATCTAGACCCTCACAGACAGCGTCTGTGCAGGAAAAACCGAAACCGACTAAGAAGAAGGGAAATTAAGAATGAATGACGTAGTGAAAGAGAAAAAGACCCGCAATCGCGTGCCGAAGATTTATGTGGTTCAGATGAACGGCGAGAAGCATCTTATCCGTGCGCGTAGTGCGTATGGTGCGCTGAAGTTTGCCGTGAGCGAGACCACCTCGGTGACCATGCTGGGTCTGAAGGAAGTTGCTGCGCTGGCTGAGTATCTGTCGGCTGGTGGTCAAATTCTTGACGCGACGAGCGTGTCGGAAGACTAAACCTTGACGGAAATGTGGCGGCGGGGGTTTCTCGCCGCCACAAGGAGACAGCGATGACCGAGAAAGGTGAGGCAGTTACAAAAGACCAAGTTAACCACCCTGCCCATTACACCGCTGGCAGCGTTGAGTGCATCGACGCCATTGCCGCCGCGACGACGGGTCTGGAGGGGATGGAGGCAGTCTGCACCGCGAACGTGCTGAAGTATGTCTGGCGCTGGAAGATGAAGGGCGGTAAGACAGACCTAGAAAAAGCTAAATGGTATCTCGACAGGCTCCTGTCCGAGGTCAGTAAAGAACCGAAGAAATAAAAAAGGAAAGACATGGACACTATAAGAATCTCCGCAGGCGCAGAAAAATCCTCGCGGGATGAAGACCTCAAAGAGATGCAGGAGATGATGCTGAACAGTCACGCCAGCGTCCTGCTCTCGATCCGAGCCAAAGAATCCGACGACCACATCACGACCGAGGTCAACGGTATCGTGTTCCGCAACGGTGAGATGGAAGGCGGGGCCGACTACGACGAGACTATGCTCGCCGCCCTGTCCGCACTCACCTCCATGTGCCTCGAAACGGTCGGCCCACAAGAAACCCTGCAAGCCCTCACCGAGTGCATTGAGAAATATGGGAAGCAGTACTACCCCAACACCGCAACCCCCGCCCCGAGCACTACCCACTGATAGTGGGTCAGGCTTTGTAATTTATGTTGACACAGTAAACAGAAAGGGTTGTTATGGCGGCATCGTCTCAGGTGTATCGGTTGTATTTCGGATCTGAGGATGAGTATCAGGCGGCGATGGCGAGGGCGTCGCAGCTTGAGGCGAAGGGGATGAAGCGTCGAGCGTGGCGCGTGCGGATGAACTTTGACGGGACGGTAGTGCAGAAGGTAGTAGCGCAGCCGGTCGTTGTGGAGGTGCAGGAGGAGGTACAGGCAGCGCCCGCGCCCGAGAAGGACTACCAGCAGGACTACGTGGGTAAGCGGAAGACTTACAGGATGGACGACCTTGTGAGACAGAGCGGTGTGTCCATGTCGGAGATTGCCCGACAGCTTGGAGTGCGGAAGCAGTCCGTCAGTCTGTGGAAGCAGGGAGGCTTCGCTAATTTAGAGAACTACCAGAAGCTAAAAGCGTTTGTGGAGGGTAGGAAGAAATGAACAAACTGAGAGAAGCGGCGCAGGCCGTTGTCAGCATCGTTACTTGGCGCGTCGATGACGTTCCCCCGCACCTTGAGTTCCTGAAAGAAATGGTCAAGGCCGTTAAGAATCTTAAAGACGCGCTGGCCGAAGACCGGCTGGACGAAATGCAGGCGTTGACGGAAAGCGAGTACCGCGCGCCGGAGTACGAGCTTGTCGGTCGATTTACCGGAACGCTAAACGGGCGATTCATTTTCGCCCCCGAAAGCAACGAAATCTGGCCGGTCGGCACGGCCCTGTACGCGAGGGTTGAAAAATGAGCAAGGACACAGATGGGCAGGCGGTGACTGAAAGCGAGTACAGCCAGTGGGAGTATGAACTGCACGGGAAGCAAGAGGCAGAGACGTTGAGGTTGCAGCCGACCGATGAGACAGCGCAATTTCTGGCATGGCACGCTGAAGTTGTCAGGCTTGCGGTGCTGGCCGAGAGGGAGGCGTGCGCGAAGGTGTGTGATTTGGAATTCGCGGCTTGCTGGCACGCAGACGCAATATCGCAAGCGAAAGAAGCAAAGCGATGTGCCGACGCAATCCGCGCAAGGGGGAACACATGACACGGGAAGACGTTATCCGCATGGCGAGAGAGGCGGATATTCATGTCTATGAAGGCAACACGTTCGCCGATGACATGTACATCTCAGTCCTGTACCGATTTGCCAACGTAGTCGCCGCCGCCGAGCGCGAGGCGTGTGCTCAGATAGCGGATGAGGAGGCGCAGTTATTTGGCATAACTGACGACGTTGTTGCCCATAGAATCCGCGCAAGGGGGGAGGAATGAGCGGAAGAATAAAGCACCAAGAAATCTTTGTGGCGCTAAGGAAAGCTGGGCTTACTCAAAATTTTGAGTACAGATCTCCTATCGAGTACGACTCAAGCCGGCGGCTTGAACATTTCGTGGAACTGATCGCTGCCAAGGCTGCGGCTGCCGAGCGCGAGGCGTGCGCTGAGTGGGCTGAGTTAGTGGCGAGAGAAATCGACGATACAAACGGAGTTGCGACATACATTGCAAAAGGTATCCGCGCAAGGGGGGAAGAATGAAAATCATCACAATTGACTTTGAAACCTACTACGACAAAGAATTTTCGTTGTCTAAAATTACGACGGAGGAATACATTCGTGACCCACGATTTGAAGTGGTTGGTGTTGGGGTCAAGGTTAACGACGAACGTGCGGTGTTCTTCTCAGGAACCCACGAAGACACCCGAGATTTCTTACTCTCTTACGACTGGGACAACGCCGTCGCCGTTGCCCACAATGCCATGTTCGACGCAGCCATCCTATCGTGGATTTTTGGCATCAAACCCAACATGTGGTGCGATACGCTCAGTCTGGCGCGGGCGCTAGACGGGCTGCACGTTTCTTCATCGCTGAAAGCCTGCGCCGAGCGGCACAATCTGGGGGCGAAAGGGGAGGAAGTGATCCACGCGCTGGGCAAGCGGCGAGGGGATTTCGCCCCGGACGAGCTTCGACGGTACGGCGAGTACTGCCGCAACGACTGCGACCTGACTTGGGATTTGCTTAACGTATATCTTTCCAAGGTTTCTTCGCTTGAACTAAGCGTCATCAATCTGACGATCAAGATGTTCTCCGAGCCGGTTTTGGAACTCGACCTGCCGCTGCTGGAGCAGCACCTTGAAGAAGTGCGAGATCGCAAAGCCGAGTTGCTCGCAGCCTGCGAAGCCGACCCGGAAACGCTCAATTCTAATCCTAAGTTTGCAGAACTCCTGCGGGCGTTGGGCGTGGAGCCGCCGATGAAAATCAGCCCGACGACCGGGAAGGAAACCTACGCGCTGGCTAAGAGCGACGAGGGGCTAAAGGAGTTGCTTGAACACCCGGATGAGCGGGTGCAGGCGGTGGTGGCAGCACGGCTGGGCACCAAGTCTACGTTGGAAGAGACTCGGACGGAGCGGTTCATTGGCATTGCCAAGCGCG